AATAATAAGACATTAAGACAAAGTATCTGAGAGAGATTGGGTTGAACTCATTTTAGGTCGGGGAGTTGATTGTTTTTTAGAACTAACACTCTCTAACTTTTTAAAACTTCTTCTCTCTCTTATATTATGTCTTATTGTCTTATTGTCTTAATAGGGTACTCAACCCCTATCTACTAAAGCATTTTGTATTAAGACATCTAATAAGACACTGTAAATCGTGTCTTAATACCCGCATAGTAGGTTTATAGTCCGATTCCCATGTGTTTGGTTCAGTTTCGGTCATAGACCTATGAGTCGTGCCTTGCTCATTTTGGTGTAATGCGTTGCTGTCATTATAAATACATAACAAGTTATTCAGTTGATTTGATTGCATTGTAATATTCCTATGGTTGAGTTAGTAAGTTCTTATTGGTTTGCTTTATATACCTATGAGTCGTGCCTAGCACGAAAAGTCCAAATTGGACTTTCACGGATTTCAGACGCACAAAAAACCACGGTTAAGTGGCTTAATGCTTTTTGCTTTTGCTTATCCAAAGTTGATACCCTTAACGGCTTTTTCCGTTTCAACTTTAGTTATATTGTAGCGGTTGATTAACTTCTGCAAGTCTTTAGCAAAAGTTGGTTTGTCGCTATCTGATACTTCAGTTACTACCCACAGAAATTGCTTATTTTCTTTTTGTGCGGGGGTGCATAACCCATCATCAAGCAAAGTTTTGTTTGCAGTCATAAAACGAATCTTATGGGTTAATTCGTCTTTTGGTTCTAAGCCAAGCATTTTACGCTGTGTACCTTTTGCGCCAAGGTTATTCTGAATTAACTTGATAGACTTATCGCTATCCGCTTTGCCCTTAGCATACTCAGTAACATACTCAGCGTATGCAACTTGCATTTTTTTGTCTTTATAGATACTGACCAACCTGTCTGCAATTGCGCCATATTTTTCACGCGCTTTAAGTTGGTCTGCTTTGTTTGTGTTTATGTCTTTGTGCAACTGATTAAACACTTTAGTATATGATATTTTATTTGTCATTTTTTTCTCTCTTTATGCAAAGTCCAATTTGGACTTTTTGAATTGAGTCGCAATCCATATTGCCACTCTCTTACCATAGGGGAAATGTCCGATGGTTAGGGGGGGTAGGGAACGAAGGGGTGGGGTGTACCCACCCAGGCTTAGGTACCTCATACACCACAACCTCTAAAAATACTATACAGCTCAAAAAGAACCTCACCTACCCCCTACCCCGTACAAAAAAGCTTCCCCAAAAAAATCAGCCCTGCTAAAATAGTCTAATTATTGACAAACACCTGTTTATACAGGTACACTTGGCATCATGAGCAATCAAGTAGATAAACTTACGGACCCAGAGTTCGCCCACACCTCCATACTTTCTCGCGGCCAGCTGCAGATGATCGAGGACGACC